AAACCTAGACTAATCCCCTTCCTTCCCTATAGCCCGACATACTGGTCGGGCTATGAAAAAACAACTAACCACACTTACATCTTCAGTACTTGGAGGCCGCCATGTAGCGACAACGCTAGCAGCAGCCGTGTCCTTTGCTGCCCTTTCGAACCAGTCGAACAACGCTGAGTCTCCACTTGGCGTTGCTGCCTGTACCTTTTCAATTGATATAGAACAGCCCTGGCAACAAATACTCCCGGGAGCTGACTTCGCTGCCTACGATGGCCGCCCTACTGAAGTGCCTGGTAATAAGTGGCGCATCGATAATGCCAAAGGCGAAGCTCTTGCCGCGAAATTAAATGCGCGAGCTGATGCGGGCGAGCAGCTGCTTGTCGACTATGACCATCAAACCCTACTTGCCAAAGAGAACGGTTCTAAAGCCCCTGCCAGTGCATGGGGTAATAAATTCGAATGGCGAGAAGACAAAGGCTTATTTGCTCAGCTTAATTTCACGCCCACCGCGCGAAAGCACATCAAAGAGGGTGAATACAAATACTACTCTCCCGTCGTCATTTACAACAAACACACAGGTGAAGTGTTAGACCTTCACAGCGCCGCTCTCACTAATGACCCAGCAGTAAAGGGCATGAGTCAAGCTGCCGCCCTTCATGCAAACGTTAATAACCAACCATCGGAGCCTACGCCCATGAACGAAGCATTAGCCCTGCTATTTAACCTGCTGGGGATTACTACCCCATCTACCGACATTGATGCTGCTGCATTACATGCACAGTTAACTAAGCCAGGCGTGAAAGCCAAGCTTGACGAAATTAAGTCCAAGTTAGACGGCGCAGCAGAAAGCGACCAACAAATTGCCGCGCTTACGGCAAAAGTAGAGCAAGCAAAAGAAGGCATTAACCCAGCCGAGTATGTGCCTATCGAAACCTATAACGGCGTGGTAGCAGAGCTAGCAGCGTTATCGGCAAACCACAGCGCAGTGACTGTCGACCAGCTTATTGAGCAGGCCCAAAAAGACGGCAAGTTCGTGGCGCAAGCGGAGCTGCCTTACTTACGTAGCCTAGGCAAAAGTAGCATGGCAGCGCTTAAAGCACAGCTTGATGGCCGCGCCAGTATCGAGGCGTTCGGCGGCAAACAAACCAAAGACAAAAAGCCTGACGGGGACGACCAAAACGGTATTGCTGCGCTCACGGCTGACCAGAAGCTTATTGCCGACCAACTGGGTATCTCCCACGAGGATTACGCCACCGAGCTTAAGAAAGACTAGCTCTACGCCTAACCACACACTTAATTTGGAGAAATAACGCACATGGCTATTATTACCTCACCTGTATTAAACGCAATCCGCACTGGGTTTCGTAAAAACTTCGAAGACGGTAAAACCCGTGGCATGCCGATGTATAACGCCGTGGCCACCGTCGTTCCTTCCTCAACCAAATCGAATACCTATGGCTGGTTAGGACAATGGCCAGGCTTCAGCGAATGGGTTGGCGAGCGTCAGCTTAAGTCAATCAAAGAGCATGGCTACTCAATTACCAATAAAGATTTTGAATCGACGGTAGCAGTAGATCGAAACGATATTGAAGACGATAACCTTGGCGTTTATTCGCCCATGATGGACGAGATGGGTTACGCGGCGTCTGTATTTCCAGACGAACTGGTATTCCCTTTGTTGGGTGCTGGCTTCACGTCTACCTGTTACGACGGTCAGTACTTCTTTGATACCGACCACCCTGTTAACGCAGAAGTAGACGGCAGCGGAGCCGACACCTCGTTTTCAAATGCCATTATCGACGTAGGGTATGCGGGCGAGCCGTGGTACCTGCTAGATACGTCACGCAGCTTAAAGCCACTTATCTTCCAAGAGCGCAAAGGCATGCAGTTTGTCACCATGGATAACCCCAACGACGAGCAGGTGTTCATGAACAAAGTGTTCCGTTACGGCGTGGACTGCCGCTGCAATGTGGGCTACGGCTTCTGGCAAATGGCTATCGGGGTTAAGAAAGAACTGACTCCAGCAACCCTTTGGGAAGCCATCAACAAGTTCCGCAGCTTTAAAGCAGACGGTGGCCGTCCGTTAGGTTTAGGTAAGAACGGGTTAACGCTAGTCGTACCATCCTCACTGCACGAACACGCTACCAAGATTAACGAGCGGGAACAAATTGATGATGGCGGTGTGACGGTAAGTAACGAGCTCAAAGGCAAGTTTACGGTACTAAACCCCGATTACCTTCAAGCTTAATTTCCTAGAACCTTAACAATCACTACAACTACTACAACTGGCTTTTAAATAAAGGCCAGTTGTTTTGGAGAAACGTTATGTCAAAACTCGCTATTGTCTCATTAATTATTACCGCAAGTGTGCCTTCCTTTCGTCGTGCCGGCACAACCTTTACTGACGCCGGAAAAGCCTTCCCTGAAGGTTACTTTACAGAAGAGCAGCTCAACGCTATTCACAAAGAGAAAAAGCTGTCTGTCCGTGAAGTGCAGTCCGATGCCATCCCAGAAGGCGTTGATGCCTCACTTATCTCTGCCGCGCTCACCGCTTCCGCCGCTGAAGAAAAGACGAAAGAGAAAAAGACTGCTTCGCAAGCCGCACCTACCAAGTCGACGGGAGCGAAAGCAACGGGTAAAGCCAGCACAACCAACGACACGGGTGCTAGCGCCTAATTAGCGCTAGTCGGAGCATCACTATGGCGTATTGCACTACTGACAACTTAATTGACCGGTATGGAGCCGATGAACTGTTACGTCTTACTGACCGCGACAATAACGGCTTTATCGACGAGCAAGCAGTAAGTGCCGCCATAGAGGATGCCAGTGACTTGATTGATGGCTATTTGGGTGGGCGTTACACCCTGCCCCTTAATGTTGTACCTAGCGTGCTAATTAAAATATGCGCTGACATCGCTAGGTTCAATATGTACGACCACACCGTTCCTGAAACCGTCGATAAGAACAACAAGGCGGCGATGGACTTTTTGAAGTCGGTGGGGAAAGGCGAAGTGCGGTTAGGCCTATCAGATAGCAACGAGTCGCCCGCATCTGACGACCAGATACAAATTCAGAGTGAGGAAGGCGTGTTTAGCCGTCGCAACTCAAAGGGGTTTATTTGATGCTGAATTTGGTTAAACCCCGTATCGCCAGCCTGTTCGACGAGGTTGGCACCGCCGCAAACGTGCGAAAAGCAATGAGCCAACCACTGCATCGCAATAGCGCCGCGTTTGTCGTGCCAGTCAGCAATCGACCCATGACAAACAGCCGTGATGTCGATATGGGCCGTCCGCTGCAAGAGTTTATCGTGACGTTTGGTGTAGTCATTGGATTACGTGCCATTAACGACCCTACAGGCGAGCGAACGCTTGCAGAGCTTGAAAGCCTGCGCAATACACTGCGTGAAAGCTTGTTTGGTTGGAAACCTGACGACGAGCACGAACGCGTTATTTTGGGGAATGGCGACCTTATCGGTTTCACCAACGACGGCCTTTGGTGGATAGACAGATTTTCAACCAATACCTGGTACAGAGGAAATGCAACATGATCATAGTGACCAACGCCAGCGACAACAATATTACGCGTGCAGCCGTAACGTTTAAGCCTGGTGAAAACAAGTTTAAAACGAGTGAGCTAAGCGACGGCAAACGCGCACAAATTAGTGCACATCCAAAGCTAAAAGTCGTGGTTGTTGAAGACCGCCCAATTGAAACCAAAGCGCAGCCAAAAGCACAGGAGAAGAAATCATGAGTATCACTCCAGGGTTTAGACACGACAAAAAATTTGTGGTGATGGCGCTTCGCAGAGACAGCGACACAAAAGGCGCTGACTATATCGCTGCTGGCGCACAACCTCTTGCGATACTTACCAAAGGGTTGGCGGTTGATCCTTATCAGAGCGAACAAATTACACGTGATTTAGATACGGGTGAGCAAGGTGGAGAGAAGGCCATTCACGCAGGTGAAATGATGACACTTACTATCCCTGTAGAAATCGCGGGCTCTGGTGATGCATCAAGCGCAGCTGCATACAGTGCAATCCTGCAAACGGCTATGCGTGACGAAAAAACCGATGTTGCCAATGAAGTGACCCATAACCGGGTTCTTAATGCATCGGAAGAGCAAGACGGTACGTTCTACTTTTATTGGGAAGGGATGTATCACATTTTGCTTGCAGGAAAATCATCCCTTACCGTCGCTGGAAAAATAAACGAACTGGGATACCTAACTTTTGAGGTTAAAGGAATCTACGGC